TTAGAGATCACCTCCTCCACCTTATCAGCCAAACTATCATACCGCTGACCGATGTGAAAAGCGGATGCGGCACAAACATTGTTTTTTGTAGTGTAGCTTTCATTGTACCAGCGATTTGCCTGATATTTCAGCGCCTTGCAAACAGCCCGCTAATCATTCAGCGGTAGAGTAATCGTAATTTCTTTCATGTTCAATCCTCCATAAATTTTGCGCTCTTGTTGACATTAGGTGCTTACAGCTTTTCAGCAAGAGGGGAACCCTTGAATGCCTCTACGAGGACGTCCCATTCCCGTTGATATGACATGATGGGTTCTCCTGCGTATTTGCCAACTTCTGGAATAAACCCGAAGTCAGGGCGATTGGGGCGCATGTCAGGAAGTCGCTTTTCGGCGGGCTGCATCTGATTGAGTTGATGTAAGAGGTTCCGCACTTTCTTTTCATAAGTTTTCCGTTTCATTTTTTTGTCATCCTCCTGTTATTTAGATACTTTTTTGAAGTTGCCGAGAATTTTGTCTGCCATAATCGTTTTGAAAAAGGCATTTGCTTCATCTCTGGTATCGAAACTATAGCAAGTGCTGTTGCCGTATTTATTTGTGAGGGCGATTACAAATCTATCCCGATAATAGTAATCTGTTATGTCCTCGCCGGTCTCGGTGTTCGTGACGCGGTATATAACCTCGCCGTTACCGTTCCGATCCTCGGAAAAATCCTGAAAGATGCACTCCATCTTTACCCAGTCGGTGGCCTTATAAAAGGCGTTTGCATTTTTCCAGAGGGTGGATTCTCTGATATAGGTTGCAAGGACTGTTCTTTTCATTTTGTTGCCCTCCTAGATTCTGTTTGTTTCGATGATTCTAGTATACAGTATATGCTTGCTATATACAATAGGCAAAGCAGCTAAAGATTCGGGAGAAAATGACAAGCGATGTTGTGCAAAATGTATATAGCAAGCATATACACGCAAGAAAGCGCCCACAGGATGCCCTGCAGGCGCGATGCAAAGAGAATTATTGATTATCCACGATCAGCAACGTAATGCCGGAATCATCGTAGACATCGTGAATGATGCGCTGAACCTTGTCCCAGTCACCGCCAGCAATGCCGCATCCAATGCGGGCCGGGACACCCACGATGTCATAATCATTGAGTACGGCATAGACCCTCAGCAGGTCGAGCGCCTGTCGCAGATAGTTGTAGGCGGTCAAATCAAACGACCCATCAACAGGGGCGGGGAACTGTGTAAACAGATTACAGATTTTCAGATCCTCGCGCTTTGTGTCCAAAATCTGGATGCTACCCATCCACTCCGTTACGGGGAGCTTTGCGTTGTGGCGGCATTTCTCCACATAGGCGTTCTGAGATTCCGGGGTCAGCAACGGCCAGATTGCCGCCGCAATACCACCGCCCATCACTCCGAACGCATTCACTTGATGCGCTACAAGTGTAGCCTTGCAATTTAGTACGTCGCCTTTGATGTATTTAACCATTTCAGTTGTCCTCCTCGTCATCATCGACCATTTCTACATGATCGATATAAAATTCTTCATCTGGGCCAGCGCAGGACGGGTCATCGGTGTACGCATCCTTTGCTGCCTGCTCATTCTCGGCCCATACGGTGGCCTTGCCATGGTATTCAATGCTGTAATAGGGCATCAGCCATCCTCCTTGCTATATTTATAGTCCCAAAAGCGCCTATCACTGTCAACAAAAAAGTCATCAACTTCCCACCGGGCATCGCAGGCTCGGTAGTTCTCACAGGCGGCAATACTTGCACCCATAGGGTCACTCTTGCTGCGCTTGCACCGATTACCGATTGTCCCATCTTGCCGCATTACATAGTCAAGCGAACACTGATATAGGACACTGACAACAATACGACCACCGCAAAGCGGACAGCACTTGATGGCTTTCCCGGTTTTCACTGTGCGGCCTCCTCAATGGCCTTGATGGCCTGCTTTGCAGCGTATCTGCCGTTGGCGGTGTTCTGCCGCTGCCATGCGCCCTGTGACGGCGCCCAGCGGAAGCCCCATTGCTTGACAATATCGCGTATCTCGGCGGCAGGCTTATCATCAAAAACCAACTGCACCCGCTCCGGGGTAATGCGCAGAACACCGCCCGTAA